CACGTCCGACTGTAATATCGTCGGTAGCAACTGTGGGTGTGTCATAGCAAAAATCGGACAATTGCACCGCCGTAGTATCAAACCACTTGAACGCTATCTTGCCGGTACGGTCACAAACGGCGAATTTGCCGTACAGCCCTGCGATATATCCGATTATTTCACGGCAGGTATAGCCCTCCGGCTTATCCTTTATCGTTACCGCCGTAAGCCCCGAAGTATTAAAGGCAACGCCGCACTTTGTTGCTATCTCAGACAGCATTTTCAGCGTTGTGGACGGGTATGCAAGGCTTGAAAAGTAGCCTTTTTCCGTCTTTGCCATGTTATCCTCAAGCGTTACCGACAACCGTTCTCCGCTTTTCTCGATTTTCTTTACCGTAAGCACTCCCTGCGGGGCGTATTCTCCGTTCACGCCAAAATACAACGTGCAAGCGCTTCCCTTTCTGATCGTCGCAGGAAGTGCCGACAGCTCGACTTTTGCGTTTGCTATGACAGTTCCGCCCGGCACTATGCTCTCACTGCACGATCCGCCCGAATAGCTCACGCTGAACAGATCGTTCACCGTTACATTATTACCGAAATCCAGCTTGCAGCAGTAGACAGGCTCAGCACCATTAACGGCTGACAGAAAATCATCCGAAACATTTGTATACAAGCTATCACCTACCTTTCTATCAGATTTATTGACACGCTCTTGTAATAATAGCCGCTTCCTGCATACAGCTTGCCTGTGGCGGTGAGATCTGTACTGTATGCGGTTATCTCCTTATATTCGCCGTCATAGTCGAATTTTACGGCAAAATAATCGGGTTTGTTCTCAAACAGATTACGCAGGCTCTTCACCTGCGCTTCTGTGAGAAAAGACCATTTAAGCTCTATTTTGTATTTCCAGCAAAGTATGCTTCCGACGGTTGTTCCTGCGGCATTTCTGCCGGTGTTTGGTTCCCACGTCTTGCATCGTGTGGCATTATAGCCGTCAATATCGGGCGGCGGGAGTAGAACACCCTTAACCCATATCAGATTTTTAGCCAAGCGCATTTACCCCCGTTCTGTATGTATTCTCCTTGTTCAGACGTACTATCAACCGGTAAAGCGTTTTACCGTCAACCTCACCCTTAGCGATAAGATTAAGACCTTTCAGAAACTCCAGTATCTCACGAAGCAGAAGTACGACTTCCGTCATATCTCCGCCTTCGCCGATGATATCCTTGAGCTTTGACAGAGGCGCAATTACCTCCGGGTCTGTTCCTGCATTACGGTTATCACCGACCATTGCAAGCGTAGGCGCATACGCAAGACCGCCCTTTGCAAGTTTAGGTATCAGCGGAGGATTTTCAGGCATTGAGAAATGCCAGTCCTGACCGAACAAATCGCCTATTGCGCCTGCCACACCGCCGATAGCGTCAACTATACCCTTAACTGCGTTGTAAATGCCTGTCCAGAGCATATTAATACCGTCGATTATCAGATTGATAACTCCTTTGATCACGCCCCAGATTGTGTTCCAGATACCGCTGAAAAAGTCGCATATTCCCTGCCAAGCCTTATTCCAGTCGCCTGAAAATACACCTGTTATAAAGTCTATCAGTCCGCCGAAGGTCTTAATAATACCGCCGATTATATCGCCGATAGCGGTAAATACAGTGTCAAAAACGCCTTTGACCGCCGCCAGTACATTTTTTATCGTGGGCCCCAACGTTTTCACGAACCAATCGACAAACGGCTTTAGAAAATTCCATACTGCTTTTACGCAATCCACGATTTTTGCGACAACGGCAACGACCTTTACATAGACAGGCTTTATTGCTTTGTCCCACAGGGATTTTATAAGGTCACATACCCACTGTATAACGGGCTGTATCCACTCTTTATAGACCGTCAGCACTGTATCACCGACTGAAGTTATAAGCGACTGAATAGCTTCCATCATCGGTTCGCCATACTGCGACCATAGCTTTGCCGAGGTTATCCACAAATCGCTCCATACGCCCTGCAAGGTTGTCAGTATCGGCATAACACCGGTTACAAAAACATCGTCGAATATTGTCTTGACGGTTTCAAAGAGCGTCGTCATAACCTCTGCGGTCGCCGTCCACTGATCTGTCAGCAACGGTAACACGGTTGTTATCATTGTGTTCAGCGAAGGGAAAATAACGTTATCCCACAGCTGACCGAACACAAGATTAAACGTATCTCCAAGCCCTGAAGCTATCGTACCTATTGACTTAAACGCTGTCTGAAGCGCCGGAGTCAGATTATTTGTAAAATAGTTCTTGAACGGCTCGGCAAGAGTTGCCATATCACTCCAGGCCTTGCTCATATTATCCTTGAAGCCCTCTATAACGGGTGCGAATTTTTTGCCTATCTCCGCAAATATCGGAGCAAAATTTGTGTCGAAATACTTTTTGACGTTTG